AGATCAGGAACTCCTGACCTCCACCCTGGCCGGCGAGAGCCTGCCTCTCGACTTCCGCCGGCACGCGAGGCGCGCCAACGCCCCGGCGCACTGCGCCGGCTCCGAAGAGGTAGGTCGAGTAGTCGACGTTCCCGGTGTTCGCCACGGCGGGCATGCCGTCGTCCACGATCACCCGCATCCCGTTGTAGAACGGGATCGCGGCGGCAGCGGTGTTCTCGCTGTCGGGGATGAAGTCGATCAGGTTGTTCTTCTTGGCGCGCGTGAACACGACGCTGTGCATCGCGATGGCCGCGAGGTTCGCCCCGTGGTCACCCATGGTCTGCACGGTGTCGATCACCGCTTCTGCCGAGAAGAGGTTCGTGGCGTCGGGAGTGCCACCAGCCGCGAGGCTGATGATGTTGACCATGTCCCCGCCGTCGGCCGCAACGGAATCCGCGATGAGCCCCTGGACGGACGCGATCAACTGGAGCTGCTCCTGCCGCATCCAGTAGCCGGCCACGAGGGCCGTGATCACGCTGATCGGGTCGCTACCTGCGAGAGCACTGGTCAGGTCGGCCGCGCTCCATGCCTGGTTGCGATTGTGCCGCTGGACGATCTGCTGACCCGTGGTGATCTTCTCCGGGTCGGCGTTGGGCGGCGAGGCTCCCGAGTAGTCGAAAGCCACATCCGTGGAGATGTTCGCCAGGGTGTCTGCCACGTCATTCCAGAAGGGCAGGTCGAAGTTTCGTCCGCCGCCGGCCAGGAAGGCCGTGAGGGCCGGGTCGTCGACGATGACGCCGGACTGCACGAAGGCAGACAGGGCCGTTGACTCGACGACCACGTATCCCGCGAAGATCTCGGGGACGATGATGTCGCTGATCTGTACGAGAGCCATAGTTGGCTTCTCCTTTTCGTTTGGTGAAGTTGGGTTGGTTGTGATTCCAGCCTACACCATCACGGATCGGCTATCCTCGCCGCGCCCCCCGCCATGCGGGCTTGCGGTACTACGCCCCTGTTGCGAACAGGGTGGGGTAAGACGCCTGGGTCCCCGCCTGAGCGATCATTCGCTTGGCAGAAGCCGGGTCCGTCTTGATGAGCTGCATGCAGGCCGTCAGATTGGGCACCTTGCCCGTCTTCGAGTCCGCCTTGAAGATGTTGTTCTTGAGGTCGTTTCCGCCGCCGGGACGGGCACCCGCTCCGGTCGTCGCCGCGAACCAATGTCGGCGCTCACTCTTGGAGAGCATGTCGGCAAAGACCTCCTTGGGCGGCAGGCCCGGAGCGATCCCGTCCACGTCTCTCGACACTACCTCTCCGGCCTCGTTCAGCTCGAAGGTGCGCTCCGCGAACAGGATCACGTCGGGCTTCGCGTCGGTGATCCCACCGACACCCTTCGCGCCGAATGCCCGAAGCACGCCGTCGGTGACCTTACCGGTGTTGATCGTGCCTTCCAGGTTGTCGCCACGCTGGACCGCGGTGTTGCGCTCCTCGGTCAGGGTCGCGATCTGTCGCTCTAGCGGGCGCACGGCGGACTGCACGCGCGTCTCGCTGATGCGGTTGGCTGCGGACTCGATGTCACCTGCGGCCGGCGCCGACTCCAGTCGGACTCCGCGCTCCGCGCACTCGGTCCACACGGTATCGAAGCGCTCGGGCGTGATCTCGCCGAAGGCCGCGAGGCGCTGCTTGGCCGTCTTGTGGTCGCCTCGCTCCGCTTCCAGCGAGCGCTGCAGGGTGTCGCGGTCGATCCGGGAGTACGCGCCATCAACCTGCAACTGGAACTGGCCGTCGCGCTCCTGGTATTCTGCCTGCACGGGCTCGGGAAGCGCCGCGTGTGCTTCGGTGGAGATGATCATGTCGAGCATGGTGTTGAGGTTCCTCACATGAGTTGGGGATCATTCCCCTGAACCGCGGGGGTCGCGGTACTACTCGTCGGTCTCGTCCTCGTCGGACGGGTCCCCGGCGTCGTCGTCTTCGTCTTCGTCCGGCGCAGGCTGCGTCGCTTGCGCAATCGCCAGCGCTTGATCCATGCGCTTCTGGCGCTCCTGCTCCACGAGGACCATCTCGTCTTCGAAGGTCATCTTCGTGAAGTTCATGCGCTGCGCCCAGGCGTGCTGGCTCTGCTCGCTCAGCGGCGCGCCTTCCTTCCGGGCGGTCTGGTAGTCGTTCAGCAGGCGCGGCTCGGGCTGTGCCTGCGAGAAGTCTGTGTTCGGTCGGACCAAGACCAGCTCTTCGTTCGCGCCGATCCATCGCGCGATCATGCGCAGGATGGCCTGCAGGCCCGCCGCGCCAGTCAGCGCGATCTGCTTCACGGACGCGGTCGACGCGGAGACGCGCACGGTCAGCGCCTCGCCCGACTCGGCTTGCCCCTTCCGGCCTTCGAGGAGCCGCGGGCCCTTGGCACGCGTGTCGTTCAGGTCGTTCTGGTAGGACTGCCGCTGCTCGCCGAGCCCCTCGCCCGACACGCCCACGTACTTGGCGTCGCCGTCAGAGTCAAGGCGAATCACCGCGCCCGCGCCTACGCGGGTGTCCTGGGTCTCGTCCTTGGGGTCGCCGCCCTTCGTCAGCTCGTCGCCGCTGATGACGAGGGTGTCCTGGCCTTGCGTGTGCAGCGTCTGCCTGTAGTCGGCGGACTGCTGGTACAGGTGGATCGACCCCTCGGCCACGGACAAGAGCGGGATGTCGTCTGGCCGGGCCGATAGGTCGTTGGCCCCGATGAACACGAACGGGATCTCGTCGAGCGTCGAGCCGCGGAACGTGGGGACGATCGGCTCGTCCGTGATGCCCTCCACCTCGGTGAACGTGGTGTATTCGCCCGTGAAGTCGTCGAGGAACGCCGCGCGGAACCGCCGCTCGACAGTCCACTGGAATACGTCTGTGCCGAGGCCGCGCACCTGCCCGGTCTCGTTGACCACGAGCAGGCTGAGCTTGTCTACCTCCATCTCTTCGAACCGCTCGTCGTCCCAGTTCAGGATCGACTCGGCCTCGTAGGGTACGATGTGCGGAAGGTCCTCTTCGCCCGACTGGGGGAAGTCGGCCAGCAGGCCGATCCGTCCGCGCAGAAGCTGCTGCTCGTTGACTCGGCGCAGCAGCGCGATCAGCGACTCCCCCTCCCGAGTCGCATTCTCCCGCATGCCTTCCATCTCGGGCGGCAGGTCAATCACGGCGGGCTCTTGGTGCATGACACCGACGAGTGTGTTGACCGCCTCTTGGACCAGCTCGGGGAACTGCGCCCGCGACTTGTACGAGTCGTAGCTGATCCAGCCGGGGCTGGTCAACGCCTTCGTGGCCGCGCCGTCGGCGCGCTGCCCCGCCGTTGCCGGCAGGTACAGGAAGTCCGCGAACTTGACAGCTTCCTCCCCCTCGTACGTGTCACGCATCAGCCGCCACTTGGTGGCCTTGGCGTCGTACTCGGGGTGGGTGCTCTCTATGCTCATCAGACGAGTCCTTGCGCCCTGTTGGAACCTGTGGCCCTCTTCTCGGGTGCAAAGTTCAAGATCGCAGCCTCCGCATGATCGGGAGACGCGAGCCTCCGCACTTTGATCATGTGCTTCTTGCTCTCGATCTGTATCTTGCCGTTCTCACCGTAGCCATACTGCGGGAGAGCGAGCTGCGCACACAAGGTCGGATCATCGGGAAGCAGAAGGATTTCGGACAGCTCATGCTGCCGGCCCCCTTCGCCGTGGATGAAGAGCCAGTGTTCGTAGGCATTTCTGAGTCGTTCACGCGCAGTCCACCAGAGCTGCGCCTTGAGGTTGAAGAACTTGTCGCGGGCCTTCTTGCCGTCCGGCCAGCGTTCACGCGTCGGGGACACCCCGACGTTCACGCCTTGCGCTTTCGCTCCCTTGATGCGGCGCATGCCGGCAGTTACGCCGACGCCCACGCCGATGTTGTCGTAGAACACGATCCTGCAGCCGTGCTCACCCGCAAGGGTGTCAGCACGCCCCGCAGTGTTCATCGTGTCGTCGTCACCCCACTCGACGCTGTGCCCGACGAGCGAGCCCCACATCGGGACGAACACCGACTTACCCGTGCCGCCCGCGCCGACATCGAGGCCGGCCGTGCCGGTCGGGCCCTTGAGGTCGATGCCCAGCTTTTCGTAGTGGCGGCGCAGCATCTGGGAGTGCCGGACCCACAGCGCGCGGATCACGGTCTCGTCGCCCGACGCCTCGTAGTCGAGGTCGATCTCGGCGGCGAGGGTCTCCGGGTCGACGGTCGCCTTCTTGCGGTCGTACCACGCCTGGTCCTTGCGCGGGTCCTTGGTCCAGTGGAACGTGAAGACCGGGTGCCGCCCGGAGTGCCGCTTCTCTGCGAACTTGTTGCCCATGCCGTTGGGCGTGGACACGTGGATGCGGGTGTTAGCGTTCTCCGACAGCGCGCGCTCGGTTTCGTCGGGGTGCTCCAGGAACGCCGACTCGTCCACGAAGTAGATCGTGGACCGGCCGCCGCGCCCGATGTTCTTGCCGCCCTCGCCCGTGATCGTCGCCCCGTTCTCCGGGTTGATGACCTTGAGGAAGAGCGCGTGTTTCTTCTCGTCCCATTCGGCGGGCTGCAGCTCCGGTGGGAGCTTGCGCAGCATGATGCGAATCTTCTCGAAGAGCGAGTCCGCGTCGCCGAGCTTGTCTACCAGGGCTTCCTTGCGCGAGCCGAACGAGATGTTCGCGCCGGAGTAGAACGTCCACATCCAGAGGCCGAACGCGAGCGACACCCACGAGATCCCCATGTCGCGGGACTTCTCGACGATGCCCTCTTCCTTGTACTCCAGCCGGTCCTGCAGCCACCAGATGTAGGTGCGCTGGTGCGGGAACAGGATGAAGGGCACGTACGGGTTGAGGCCGTCGGCCACCTTCCGCGGGTCGTACGTGAACAGCCAGTCTTCGATGTACTCGACCGGGTGGGTCTTGTA